CAGGGGTTCCAATAGGAGACACCCATTCCTTTCTCTCTTCTCCATGGAGTACATTCATCATCAACGAAGGTTGACGATGGACGGTCCATAGAGCGGAAATAGGGAACGGAGTAACTTCAGAACCACAGTGGAAAATCCGTTTCGCAAACTCAAAGAACCATGTAGAAACATGGGTCTTTGAGGGCGAATAGGACATTCCTAGTAGTCCCAAGCACTCTATATACTTCTTAGCTAAAGCGCTGTCACGAATGACAACGTCATCACCTAAGATAGTATACTTAGCGTCTCCCCAGTTTATGCCTAGTTCTCTACAGCAATAGTACATCACGTAGTGATGTGCCAAAGCAAAAGAGTTCCAGGATGAATAGGCTCCCATTGGGTTACCAACAGAGTATCGGATTTCTCCGAACTCTTTGGTCCAAAAGGGATAACCTACCATGATGTTACGCCATGAATTGACGTAATCATCCGTAAACCGAGCTTTAAGGAGAAGAGCGATCAAATCTATTGGGAATCTATCTGTTGCAGCCGTTAAATCGACTGAATAGAAAGGATCTCCTTTAGATTGAAGATCGAACTTTTCTTTAAAGCTACCCTGGTCGAATGTACAATCTTGCGGAATTTTCTTGAGAATGCCAAATAGATATCGGTGCAGACCGCGTAAAGCAGTCTGAGACCAATAATCTAAAATAGCAACCTCTCGAGTCTTCCCTTCCTGACTCGGAATCGCCGCGATCTTTCGAAAGCGACGACCCGTGACACGAAAGAAAGGACCAATCCAAGATTGGTACTTTGCAAGAGTGTCCATTCGGGAAGCTAGCTTACTACCTCCTATGATCTTAATGGAAGTCACCAAGGAGTCAGGTAAAACCGATAAATCGGCTACCGCGCTCCAAAGTGCATGACCATTAGGGCCAGACTTGGTAGATAAGTGAAACTTCCTCCAGTAGACGGAGCGTGGGATCTGTCCCACGGTGTTAATCCCAAGGGCCTTCCAGAAATCTCCTACATATTTTCCTATTTCGGGGGTACCTCTATCTAACGAGGGTCCCGTTATAGTACTAATATTAGGAGATACTGGAAGCTCAAGACCTCTCGATATATAAAGACAGCTTAGAATTAGCCGGAGTTCCGGGTAATCTAAGTCCTTCATATATTTGAGAGCCTTGAGTCCCTTAGGAAGTAACACTTTCGAGCCAGATCTAGATTCTGCTTTCAGACTATCAATGGAAGCTAACCACTGATAGACTTTGGCTCTCGCTTCTTTGCAGAAGCGAATAGCCTCGGTCTTTCCTCGGGTCTCTAAGATCCGATGGTATTTCTGAAGCATACATCTAGACAGGTGAGAACGCTGATTAAGACCTAAATAGGTCTTCGCCAGCCATTTCACCACAGCTATAGTGAATGACTCGTAGTTAATACGGGTTTTCATATAGTTGTGTTTACTTTTAGGTAGCAAACCATGGAAAACTGGTGCGCTGCTCGAAAGCAAACGGTCGCAGTTCCCCATTCCGGGGAGGATACGTGTTCATAAAGGTCCTATTCGGACGCTCTACGGAAACGTAGGCGAATTGACCCGGGTATCATCCCG